GCTTTACTTTTACAATTGCATTATCTTATGACGGTGGCGGATTTACTACCGTAAAAACTGAAACTATAAGCGGCAGAACGGCTGACGCGTATCAACGTGATTATAGAGTTGACTTTACAACCGTTTGGACTGCTTCTGTTGCAATTAGATTAACCAGAATCACTGCTGATAGTGCTGATCCAGCGACAACAGCAAACGCATTCCAATGGGCCTATTATCAAGAATTAGTATATCAAAAACTTACATATCCAAATAGTGCCATTATGGCATTGAAGTTTGACTCTCAGCAATTTACATCATTACCTAGCAGGGCATACCGTATACGTGGCATCAAGGTGCGGGTGCCAACTGGCGTTACCGTAGATCAAACCAATGGGCGCATAATATATCCTAGCGGCTATACGTTTAACGGTACGCTGACAGCGCAGAACGCGCGGGTATGGACATCAGACCCGGCATGGATACTGTTCGACCTGCTTACTAATACTAGATATGGCTTTGGACAGCATATAACTGACTCGCAACTTGATAAACCAGCTTTTTATGCTGCATCAGCTTATGCATCAGCTTTAGTATCAAATGGCTTAGGCGGCACCGAACCACGTTTTAGTTGTAATGTATTAATTCAAAACCAAGACGATGCTTATAAATTAATTAATGATCTATCCAGCGTTATGCGCGTAATGCCTTTCTGGGCAACTGGCGCGTTGACTATATCGCAAGATGCACCACGAGATGCGTCTTATTTATTTACAATGGCTAATGTAACAGAAGCTGGATTTAGTTATAGCGGTAGCAGTCTTAAAACTAGACATACAGTTGCAGTTGTTAGCTACCTTGATTTGCAAACTCAAGACGTAGCATATGAAGTAATTGAAGATGCGGCTGGTATTAGCAAATATGGAGTTAGCAAGACAGAATTACGTGCCTTTGGCTGCACCAGTCGCGGCCAAGCGGCAAGGCTCGGCCATTGGGTTTTGTATTCAGAAGCAAATGAAACTGAGGTTGTTACATTTACCGCGAGCATTGAATCTGGCGTTGTCGTAAGGCCAGGGCAAGTAATTAAAATTGCAGATCCATTGAAATCAGGCATCCGTCGAGCTGGCCGCATTAATGCTGCAACCACAACCCAGATCACAATAGATAACACCGACCAGACAGATGTAACAGAATCATTTAATGCCACGTTATCTGTGATCATGCCTGATGGCACTACCGAAGAACGCGATATTGCAAGTATTACTGGTGCAGTTATTACAGTATCAACTGCATTTACTGCCGCGCCAAATGTTGCCAGCATTTGGATGCTGCGCAATACTGATGTTGAAGCAACAACATGGCGTGTGCTTTCAGTAACAGAAAACAATGGCATTGAATACCAAATTGCAGCCTTAGCTCATAACCCTAGCAAATATGATTATGTAGAACAAAACCGGCCATTACAAAATCCAAACATATCAATCACTGAAGACAGCCCTGACGCGCCAATTGGCTTAAGCAGTGAAGAAATATTCTATGCCACAAACAATAGAGCATCAACTAAAATCCTTGTGAAGTGGCAACCTGTACGTGGCGTAAGTGAATATCAAATACATTGGAAACGGGCAGATAATAATTGGCATATAGAAGATATTGCTAGCGCACAATACGAAATCCTAGATGCTGATATTGGTACTTACTTTATTCGTGTTTACAGCTTAAATCCATTACGCATACCATCAACAGATTTCGCAGATATTACGGTTAATACTGTTGGCAAAACTGAGAAGCCAACCGATGTGCAAGATGTTTCGCTTATACCAATAAATGAATCAACCGCAATCCTGCAATGGCAACGCAGCACTGAACTTGATGTATTGATTGGCGGTAAAGTATTAATCCATCATGATATTAAAACATCTGGCGCGGCATGGGATACATCGCAAGAGATCATTTCATCTGCTGCTGGCAGCCAAACCCAGAAGCAAGTGCCGCTGCTCAGTGGCACGTACCTATTGAAGTTTGAGGATGACGGCGGCAGGCGCAGCCAAACGGCAACAGCTATCACGGCTGATGCAACCAAACCGCTACCAAGATTGCGGATATTTGATGTTGCTAGTGAAGGCGAGCTTAATTTCCTTGGCGCCAAAACAAATATGACATATAACAGCGGGTTTGATGCTTTAATATTAACAAACGTTACAGCAGTTGGCGAATACAAATTAGGGCTAGATGGCAACAGCCCGTTAGACCTTGGCGCAATATATGATATAAACATTGAACGCCGTATCACTGCTGCTGGCTATAGCGCAGTATCACTGTGGGATAGCCGCACAGATTTAATTGATAGCTGGGAAGATGTTGATGGCGCGGTTGCCGATAAAGTTAATATCGCCATGTATGTGCGTGCCACAAATAACAACCCAGCCAGCTCGCCAACTTGGGGCACCTGGCGTGAATTTAGTAATGGCATAATACGTGGCCGCGGATTTGAGTTTAAGATTATTGCCGAAAGCTATGACGTATCACAAAATATACAAATATCAGACCTTGAAGTAGTGATTGAATTGCAGCAACGCAGTGAAAATTCAGCAGCAATCACAACATCAACAGCAGCTTATAACGTAACGTTTACGCAAGCTTTTTACGCTACGCCTACTATTGGGATTACACCCTACGACATGGCGCATAACGAGGATTTCATTATAACAAATAGAACACGTACTGGATTCACCATTGAGTTTAGGCATGGCGGTTCGGCTATATCTCGAACTTTCACCTATACTGCTGTGGGTTATGGAGGCGTAATTTAATGGCACAGGCTGATTACAACATTGCAAACCAGTCGGGTTCAGCTTTCCGCAGTGAGTTAAATAGCACGCTATCAGCAATCCTTAGTCTTAATAGCGGCAGCACAGCACCTACCACTACTGTTGCGTATTCGTTATGGGCTGACAATGGGACCGGGCTGCTGAAGATCCGAGATAGCAGCAACAGTTCATTCATTACGATCGGTGCGTTAGGCAGCGTAAACCTTGGCCTTGCATCATTAGCAGGCGCCACCATGACTGGTGCGTTTGCGGCCACAGCGGGTAGTGCCGCATCACCAGGCATTACCTTCAGCGGTGACCTTGATACTGGATTATTCAGAAGCGATAGCAATAAATTAAACATTGCAACCAATGGTGTTGAACGGGCTGAATTTGGTCCTACGGAAGTAGTGTTTAATGATACAACCGTAGATTATGACTTTAGGATTAAAGGAGATAATAATGCTAATTTGTTTTTTGTTGACGCATCTACTGACCGCATTGGCATTGGCACTAGCGCCCCGGCGTCGCCTTTACAGGTAACACTATCAACCGCAAGTGCATCCACTGGTAATATTTATGTATCGCCAGTTATGGCAGGTCAAGCTAGGTATCATTTATACAATCAAGGCTCAGTGGCGGAGTGGATATTTGGTCAAAAGACCAGCGCTGATCATAGTTTTAAATTAAGTAAACTGGTTTCTGGCAACGAGCTTGATTATCTAGAACTAACAACTGTCGGCATATTAAAATTTGATAGTGGGTATGGGTCTGCTGCACCTGCCTACGGTTGCCGCGCATGGGTAAATTTTAATGGTACGGGCACTGTCGCTATTCGCGGCAGCGGGAATGTAAGCAGCATCACGGACAATGGAACAGGCGATTACACAGTAAATTTTACGACTGCCATGGTAGATGCAAATTATGCTGCATTTGTAGGCGGGATTGAAGATAACGCAGGGGGAGCCGCTGGTAGTGTGTTAACTAGATTTCATAGAACATTACCATTAACAACATCTATTAGAATTAGCAGCAACACTGACACCGGCACCGCCCTTGATATGCTATATTTCTTTGTTAGTATCTTCCGATGAACACACGCATTGTTTACACTCAAGGCAACGGCACCATTGCTGTCGTTATCCCAACAGGTGAATCTTCTATTGAAGATGTAATCTTAAAAGATTTACCTGATGGCGTTGAATACGAAATTGTTGATGCTGATGATATTCCATCTGATCGCACCTTCCGTGATGCGTGGGTGATTGGTGACGGCCACATCGATTGCGATCTAGATAAATGCAAAACCATCGGCCATGCTATGCGCCGCAGAGCGCGTGAGGCGGAGTTCAAACCTCATGACGATGTAATCTCTAAGCAAATCCCAGGCAACGACGCCATTGCAGCAGAAGCTGCTAGGCAATTGATCCGCAATAAATACAGCGACATCCAAGACGCTATTGACGCGGCTAAAACTCCTGATGAAATTAAGCTAGCGCTAGACTAGAGGCACCACCAGCCTGAGCCGTGATCGAAATTCTCGCAGCGGCTTTAGGGGCATCCATCAGCGTGGCGGCAATGGGGCTGTTCGGGTTTTCTCGTCGTAATGAAGAGGCAGCCGCTTCAATAGCGCGCCTTACCAGCGCGGTAGAGCATATTGCCAGTTCGCTTGAAATTTTGCATGTGGACATAAAACAAAATAACCGTGAGATGTTTACGCGCCTCAACCACGTGGAGAATCGCGTTACCAAATTAGAAGTGCAGTAGCAGCTAGACTGGATGTGACGTTTGCCACAGTTTCGTGGACTTCCTATCTCACCCAGCTTTTTGGATTGTTGTTGCCGCAGCATCTGAGCTGATCGGCATGTCCTCGCTCAAAAGCAATAGCATCGTTCAATTGGTGTTCCAAATCCTGAACCTGTTGCGCGTAAAAAAGGGCTGATCCGCTTCGGCAAAGCAGCATGGGAGCGTGAGCTTGAATTCGCCATCCGTCAATGGTGGTTTGAGAAAACGTTACCAGCCAAGCTAGATGCTGCCGAAGCTGAATGGCATAAGGCGCAACCGTTGCCGCCGCCACCAATCGTGATAGAACACCCTATCAACGATGAGTTGCAAACAGGCGCTAGTCGCTTGTTAGGTGGTGAGATTTCAATCCATGCACCTTACGACCGCTCATGAATTTTCTCGCCGCCGCAAAAGCCACCAGCAGACCTGCACCATTGCCACACCAAATGGCTGCATGGAACTATGCGTGGGAGCTACTGGCACCAAATGAACAGGCTACATTTTTGGACAAATTCAGGGCTGACCCAGCGCCCAAAACCACATTGGCATGGGAACCAGCGGCAAAACTAATACGCGAATTTGAAGGTTTTAGTGATGTAGCATACATTTGTCCTGCCGGTGTGCCAACCATCGGCTGGGGCACCACTAGATGGCCTGATGGCGCAGCAGTAAAAATCGGCGATACCATCACACGCGATGCTGCTGATGGATTGCTGGATAACATGCTAGAAACTCAGCTTGTACCGGCGTTAGCAA